CTTCCTTGGCAAAGGCTATTGGATATTTATGGATAGCAGGTGTACAGAGCATCCAGATTTGCCCATTCTTATGTACTCCAGCTACTCCAGCATATACTCCATCAGGAGATTTGAAGGACACTGAGTCTTCGTCCTGAACGGCTAAAGGAATTACTTCCATCGGATCATATCCATGACCCTCCTTAACCTCTCTGTGGTCGTCTGGGAGTAGGTGAGAGGCTACATCTATAGCAGCCTCTGTTGTCAATTTTTCGATTAAAAATCTAGACACGTTTATAATACTTAGGTGAATAATCTCCTTCCCATGTCATTGAATATAATGTAGCAGGTGAAGGATGTGTTGATTTAAGTGTAAGATTTAATGTTGTATTCTTTTCATATATTGGTAGTGTAGATATCTGTTCGTTATCTATACCTACAGTATTAGCATAATAAGCATCAGCTTGTGTTGATTCAAAGGTCTCTGTATAGTCAGGTTTACCTATTCGTTTCAAAGTAGTACTATATACACCTGTAGGACCAAGGCTAAACTTAGCTCTATGTACAACTAAAGAGCTTTGTAAATCAGCTCTCCATTTATTTTCTCCTAGATTCTGTAGTACATATATGGTGGGGAACTGTACTTCCATATCAAAGAGATAACCAAGGACTAATTTATAAGCCTTGTTACTATCACTAGTAGTCCAATCTCCGGGTATCTTTATCTTAGTTGTACCACTATCATCAAAGGCAGTAACATTAACTAAGGATCCATTGAACTCTTTATCTGTACTTGTTGAATAAGCATAGACTGCTAATTGTCCTGAACCATTAAAGTTAGCTGCAGTATGGTTGAACTTCGTATAGTTACCATTTGCTACATATGTTAAAGCAGTGTAATCAAAGATTTTAGAATTATCTAAATGTATTTTATATTCAATATCATCAGTAGTATCACTAGCAGTTAGGTTATCATCAGTAACACTATGTCCATCATCATCTAATTTTAAACTGAACTTCTGTATAACATACTTAGAACTATTCTTAATAACAGCATATAGTGCATCATCTAACATCGCTAGATGTTGGATCTCACCACTGAGTTCCCAGTCAAACCATGCTTGTTGTATACGTTGTGCGGCTACGGTGTAGTACCTAAACCCATATACTTTATTAGTACCTTTAGTAGCAAAGAAGATTGCTGAGTTCTCTCTTGAGTTTGCAACTATATTGATATCGTTAGGGAATAGTTTAGCTATAATTTTACTTTGTTCTATTACACTAGGTTCACCATCTCTTTGTATACCAGCTGCTTCAAAGAAGCGTGTGTATTTACCAGCATTATCTAAGAAAGATATAGTAGTACCTAATGATATAGGACTAGTTTTATAGTTAAAATTATAAGAAGATACTGCATTTATTTTAGCAGTCTGTGGACTTAAGACATCACTATCTGTAGTCAACATGAACTGTTGGTTCTTAGTAAATAATACTAAACCTTGGTTAACCTGTATACCATCATATACTATAGCAGGGTATTCAGAACTACAAGACAAATCAATGTTATCTGTTGCTGTATATGTGATCGCAGATTTTGGCCAAAAATTAAAGAACTCACCCGGTTGTGATAGGTTAACATTTTCGTCACTAAGCATGACTAGACGGTTCCTAAAGAACAACATCTTATTAATTGCTTGACCTATGAAAGAAGGTTCAGGTGCTGTAACTGAATCACCAACTAAACAATCATCCCAATCTATCTGTTTAACAGTAAAGGTATTATTACTTTCTCTGATAATTTGAATAGGCATAGTACCTTTATCAAATTTTATTTTTCTTTCAGGTGCAGCACATTCTTCCCATGTACCGGGACCATCTCTACCATTTTCACCAAAGAACTGTACAAAATAATCATCTTCATTAGCATCAGAATTCTTTACTTTTGTTACATAACCATTCTTACATTGTGCAGGTAAGTCCGCTACATCATCACACTCAGTAGTGATAACTTTAAGTAGTTCTTCTGAAGGTGAGGTTACATTGAAAGCAGCTGCATCTGTAAGATATATACCATTACCTATTTGCTGTACATCAGCTTGTACAAAAGTACTTGTAGCTATAATTTCTGATTGTATATCACCTAAGATACTTTCAGCTGTTACAGTTGTTTTAGAATCGAATGGTGTTGGTGTCGGTCTGATTAAACCTAAGTTAGCTTGTACATGACCTACACTTACTTCTTCAATGGTTACTTTATAATAAGCGTCTTTCATGAAAACATTAAAGTAATCACCTTCATGCCAACCATGACCACCATATAGAAGATCAAATGTTGTAGTATACCTAGCTTGGTATGTTACATCTGTACTACCGCTAGCTTGATAAGGTACTGATTGTCCAATAGTAGTTATTCTAAAATATAAGTTAGATCCTCTATTAACAGCATTATTACCATCATCATATACATCTACAGTATAAGTATATGAACCTGATGGACCCTCCTGAGTCAAAGAAGCACCATCAGTAACATTAAATATTCTTGAACCTACATTTGGAGCAAAAGCATCTCTACCATCACCTGCTGAGTCATCACATCTAGTTGTATAATTGTTTGACGGTCTACTTGCATGTTGTACCATAGCACCATTACTATCGCAGTAATTGTTACTAGATTTTAGTAAGTCAACTCTTATTCTAGTAGCAGTATTTACTTGTGTTGTAGAAGTACTATCAAATATATTTAAAGCATACTGATTAGCATAAGCTACTTTCTGTAAGGATATATATGCTTCATGAGGTCTAGCTGCAGCAATAGCAGTAGACATCGCAGTAGTTTTATTTCTATTAGTTATATATGTATAATCATTTAAAGTTAAAGCTTGTAGATCTTCATCTGCTGTATGTGTGAGGTATGTTTTCAATGAAGTAGTTAAGGCAGTAGCTGATTCTACATAGTCCCATTTTACCCCACCGTCTACTATAGCTGCAGTTGTACCTGATGGTCCACCTGAACTATGTGAAGTACCAGCTTGAACACATTTATAAACATTGTTATTGTTCTTTACTGTTTCACTTAATACATAAGCTGTGCTTGCTACCCATGGTTGTGATGAATAATTGACGGTCATAGGATTACCATCACTACATCTCCACATCTTTAACTCACCATCACTTCTCTGTACCTGTCCTATATACTGTTCGTTCTCATCTCTATAATAATGAAACCATTTACTATTAGTATTATAGGCACTCATATCTCCACCTATTAATCTACCACCCGGACGTTTCATTAGTCCGTGTGTTACATCAGGAAATACATTCTTTGCTTTTTTTAATTGTCCGGGGGACTTAAGTTCATCTGGTTGTTGTGAGATACCTGATGTATAACTAGGTATCTTTTGTGTGATGCTTGCCATTAGCGCCTTCTCAGTGCAATATAAGGTTGATAAGAACGGTAGGTAGAATTGTGTGGTAGTCCGAAGAATGAGTGATCACCTTGATTGCATTCATATTCCATACAAGCAGCTCTTGATTGACCTTCTTGTTGTTGTAGGAGTTGGACTAGTTGTGGGTTAGAAACTAATTGTGTAGCTGCACGACCGGATGCTCTATAAGTTATATAACGTTTAAAGACACTAGGTAGATCTTCAAATGGCCAAAGGTATACTATATCTATAAGTAGATCACCATCGAATACATCTGTATGGTTAACTAAATCATATAGTCTACCATTCCTTCTAATCAAATCTTTGTTTCTATAGATCTGACCTTCATTTAAATCATAACTCAGTACGTTATTAGGTATAGTTATATAACCTGTACTAGCTTCTGGAGACTTTGTTACATGCCTCTCTATATTGAATATCCATCCTTCGTTCTGAACGTCCTTGTTTACTTCAGTTAGTATATCATATATGAATCCTACTTCTGGGTTCTCATAATTCAATGTAGTAACTGGAGATTGACCGATAGCTCCCAGTATTGAATTCACTGCGGATAGTTCTGTATCGGTGTCAACTGTTGTGGGAGTAGCCATAGTTAAAAAAAGAGGGGAGCATAAGCCCCCCGTATATGTTGGTTAATAAGAATATTAATTTAAGTGAAACTTGCGTTAGATACAGCAGTGTTGTTCCAGTTAGAGGATACATCGATTCCAGCTACTAATTCAACAGCACAAGCAGGATTTAAGAAATCTGCTCCCATTGCTAAACGTCCTAGAATTACGTCTCCTTGGT